AATACAAATATGGTTACCTAATAGTTGGGTACTTAAATTAACTGATAAGTCATTTACAGTAAAAGACCATGTGGCTACTGAAGTTAAATTAAAGATGATGGCTGAACAAAAAGCACTTGAGAATGAAAAGAGATGAAATTCAAGAAGAAGCATTAAAAGCAACAGAAGGCAAGAAGCGTAGTACAATTGTACTTGGAACTGGTGTTGGTAAGACCCTTGTTGGTCTACTACATATTGAGAGAAATACTAATGCTATGCAAAATGTATTAATAGTTGCTCCAAAGAAGTCTATTTTTCAGTCTTGGTCTGATGATGCTGTAAAGTTTGGTAAACAAGATTTGTTAGAGAGAATTACTTTCTCTACATATATTGGACTACCAAAGAGAGATCCAAATGCATATGATTATGTTTATTTAGATGAATGTCATTCATTACTTGACTCACATAGAACATTTCTTGATCTTTATAAAGGTGGAATACTAGGTTTAACAGGGACACCTCCAAAACATAGAAGTTCTGAGAAAGGAATGATGGTGGGTCAGTTTTGTCCTGTAGTCTATACGTTTAAAGCTGATGATGCAATTGAAAATGGTATCATTAATGATTACCAAATTATTGTACATGAACTTGAATTGAATAAGTGTAAAGGTTATCAGGCTGTAATGAAGAACAAATCTTTTGTTACTTCAGAGTATGATAATTATATTTATTGGTCTAGAAGGATTGATGTAGGTTCTGGTAACATGCATATGCTTCGGGTTATGAGAATGAAAGCTCTTATGGAGTATAAAACCAAAGAAAAATATACAAAAGCATTAATGGAAAGCATTAATACAAAATGTATTGTCTTTGCTAATACTCAGGAGCAAGCTGATAGACTCTGCAGATTCAGTTATCATAGTGGTAACAAGGATTCTGAAGATAACTTATTGTTATTTAAAGATGGCAAAATAAACAAACTATCCTGTGTACTGCAGTTAAATGAGGGTATTAATATACCTAATTTAAGACAAGGTATCATTATGCATGCGTATGGTAATGAAAGAAAAGCAGCACAGAGAATTGGTAGATTACTCAGACTTAATCCAGATGAGAAAGCTATTGTACATATACTATGTTATAAAGGTACAGTAGATGAGAAATGGGTTAAAGAAGCTCTTGAGGGATTTGACCAAGAAAAGATAGTTTGGAGAAATTATGATTTAAAGTTAAATTAGCAAAATGGAACTTCCAGAAGATCACAAACTTATACTGTATAATGATGATGAGCATAGTTTTGCTTATGTTATGGCATGTCTTATAAAATATTGTGGACATGAACCACAACAAGCAGAACAATGTGCATTAGTTGCTGACCTTGCTGGTCAGTGTACTATTAAACATGGTTGTTGGGCACAGATATCAACAATGCTGGAGTTTCTTCAATCACAAGGTCTAAAAGTAAAAATGGAAGAAGTTGAAGGCAATATGCATTGATAGCAGTAATAAACCAGCTAAAGTACCTATTGAACAATGGGTAAAAGAAGGTGAGGTATATACTATTATTAAAGTAGTTAAGATGGGATTGCAGGACGGCAAATATGGTGTGCTTCTTAAAGAAGTACAGATATCTGCCGACTGTTTTCCATATGAGTACTATGATGCAGAGAGGTTTATTCCACTTGATATCAGACTATACCAAGCTGAAGAAGAAAAAGAAGAAGTCCTAGAAGAAGCAGACTTAGAATTAATATAGTTTTATGGAAGATTATACAATAGAAGACATTCTAGAAGAGTGTCAGATTCTTGCTGCGCAAAATAGAGGTGCAGCTAAGAAGAGAGAAAGAATGTATCTTGACAGAAGAAACTATCTCATAGGTATATTGCATTATAAGTATGGTAAGAGCTCAACTTTTATTGCTGATATATTTGGAATGGATGGATCATCTATTAGAATAGCAAAAAGACATGCTTATACTTTACTTAGTTATAATGATATAACTTTTGCAGCTAATGCCTGTGAGTATATACAAAAGTTTCCATATGATTTTCCATATGCTGGTACTAAACAACATAGAAGAACTACTGTAGTAGTTTCACTAGACAGTGCTTTATATAAGAAAATAAAAGCATATGGTAATATTGTTGGAGATGCTAAGATAGATACTACAATTAAGAACTTACTTAAAAAAGCAATTAAGCTATGGGAAGAATGAAAGAGATTTATATGCAAGTTATGCATGAGAATGATGGTCAGGTTCCTGAAGAGATGACCATTGCAGATATCATGAGAATGAAAGAATTAGAAATCTACAATTGGGAACAATATGAAAGAGAACAAGAGAAAATTAGACTTTTCAGAATTAAACAGGAAAATCCAAGAGAGATTACAAAGGTGGCACAAGTTAGAGAATTCTGGGAAGAAGAACTTGAAAAGGGTAAGATCAGAAAGATTACAGAAGATAAATAATGAAGAAGGAGATTAGTCACTTTATTAAGTACACCTTGGTATGGATAAGTCAAAATTTATCCATACCTTTTTGGATGGTAGGTCATGTTCATCTTAGTATAAATGTTTATGAAGATCTGCATGAGATACTTATGTCCATGGGTATGAATGTAATTGTGGCAATTGGATTTATTATTGACTATAAAGAAACAAGGAAGAATGAAAAATAAAGCAGGAGTAGTTATACTAACATTTCTACCAATTTTACTTTTTGCAGTAGCAATTTTTGGAGAAATTAGATGTATATACAAGATGTGTACATGTAATTGGGAACCTATTGGTAAAGCTGAAATAGTTTACACTGTGGGTACATTTACTGGTGCAGGTGTTATTATTGGATATCTTAGCATTGAAGATAAGTAAATCACAAAAAAGTGTCATTTTTGGCATATTTAACCGGTTAATAACCGATTATGTAGGCTAAAACCACCATAAATTGTGATTTTTTCACAAAAAGATGGATTAAGACATCATTAGAAAGAATAAGGGGTAAAAATTACCACATATGTTGAACATAAATGTAAACCTATAAGCTTACAAAACAGTTGAAAATTTAAACTTGTAGGCTTAAATAACAAGAACAATGAGTGAACCAGAAACAGGATGGGTAAGTGCTCTTATTAAGTGTGACTTATGTGGTTATGAATCATTGTCAGTACACCATGAGTCATGTGATAAGCTTGAGTGTGCTAACTGTGGGCGCATGTCTCACTATGAAGTTTTAGAATATTATACAGAAGAGTCATGAAGATAGATCAAGAAGATTTTAACCGTAAAGCACAGCATATTCTTGATACTGTTGTAAAACCACAGGTTGAAAAGTATGAACAATCTAAAAAACTAAAAACTATGAAACTAAACAGAGAAGACCGTAGAGAAGAGATGGCCGGTATTGGCACCATGGTACTATTAATTTTTGTTACTATATGTGCAATTGGTGCTACTTTACAAGTAATTTTTAATTTATTTTAAAATGGAAGATTATCCAAAATGGGTAAACAATCTTGTTTACTTTTTAGCAGGTATTGGCTTTGGCCATATATTATTTAATTTTATATTCTAAGTTATGCCGGATATGTCAATGTGTGAGGGAACTAATTGTCCCCTAAAAGAAACTTGTTATAGACATACGGCTATAGCAAATGAGTTTAGACAGTCATATTTTTTTAATGCACCTTTTGATGAGGAAAAAGAAAAATGTGATTATTATTGGCCAACTGAAATATTAGAAAATGGGAAAGATAATTCTTGAGTTTGACTCTATTGAAGAAAAAGAAGATGCTAGAGATGCATTAGATGGTCCTAGATGGAAATTGGCTGTATGGGATCTTGACCAGAAACTACGTGAGATAACCAAATATGGTTATGTTGACAAGAAAGAAGCTACTGATCAAGAAAGAGATTTAGCTGATAGACTTAGAAAGGAATTAAGAGGAATATTAGAAGACTATAATTTAAATCTAGAATAGTATGAGTGTAAATAAGAAAGACTACAAAATTGTAGAAGTACAAGATGGTTATCAAACCAAGTATGCAGTAAAGAAAAGATTCTTATGGTTCTTTTGGAAGACTGTTAAGAATAATGCAGGATTTGATATTGAGTATACCTCAAGAAGAGCTGCACAATCTTACATTAACTTTTTAAAGTGATAATTTCTACATGTGTTAGGAAAGTACAGCGGATTAAGAGATTATGTCAGTTGTAGAGAAAGTCACTAGAAAGAGTATGATTATTAGACCAAGTGGAAGGAGCACTGATTACATTGCTCCTTCTTTTGGTCATGGCTGTTTGTATAATTGTAGTTACTGTTATATGAAGAGGCATAAGCCGGAAGGATTATCTGTAGCTAAGAATACTATGGATATCCTGACAGAAATCAATTCCCATGCATTTTTTGCAGATGTAGAGAAACCAAATCAAACTGGAGATTATATTACATATGATATCAGTTGTAATGAGGATTTTGCTCTACATGCTAAGTATCATGATTGGAGAACAATCTTTAAGTTCTTTAGAGATCATCCTCTTGCTATGGGTTCATTTGCTACCAAGTATGTAAATAAAGAGTTATTAACTTTTGGTCCTGAAGGCAAGATTAGAATTAGGTTTAGTCTAATGCCTTATGAACTAATGGAACATCTTGAGCCTAATACAAGTAAACTTTATGAGAGACTTAGAGCTGTTTACGAATTTAGAAATGCTGGTTATGAAGTTCACTTAAACTTTAGTCCTGTTATTGTACATGATAACTGGTTACAGCATTATATGAGTTTGTTTAACACTATAGACAGAATGGCCAAAACAGATGGCTGGGCTGATGATAGAGTTAAAGCTGAGGTAATCTTTTTAACTCATAATGAAGAAAAGCATTGGTATAACGTAGCAAATAAATTACCAGGTGAAGAGTTTCTTTGGACACCTAAGATACAAGAAGGTAAGATATCTCAGTATGGTGGTAAAAATGTAAGGTATGAGCATAATAGAAAGGCAGACTACATAAAACAGTTTATTCAAATACATGATAGTATAATACCTTGGAATACCATCAGATACATCTTTTAATATGGAAAAGAAAATAACACATGAAATGCTGGAGTTATCAGCAAAGATTGCAAAAGAGCATTATGAATTAACAGATAATGTAGATAGAAACTTAAACTATTTGTGGTATATGTACCATAAGGGTAGTAAAGTTGGGACATTCCGTCCTTTTGTATATATGGCAGAGTTACAACTGCTAAAGAGAATGGGCTACATTAATGATACTGAGATTAAAAACATGATTGCAATGTTAGAATCTTCAGATGAAGAGAATCTGCACATGGTTACTCTATCAATTAAAAGCTTTAGAGATCTAAGAGTAAAAGAACATGGTGAGTATAGTAAAGTGAATAAGGCATATACAAAGATTGCTAAAGATTATCCACATGAAATTCTTAACCATGAAGTATTTATGAAAACAATGTCACCAGCTAATGGCTAATCTAGTTAAAGAACACATTATTGCTGAAATGAAAGCAACTAATAAAAACCTTAAAGACATGATACCAAAAGCTGTAGCTGGATATGTAAGAGCAAAGTATAAATGTTCTCCATATTTAGCCAGGACTATTGCAAAAGAACTAACACAATGACAGAACAAGATTTAATTGACCTTGGATTTAATAAAGTTGAAATAACCAATGAAGAGAGTCAAAATGGGTATGATTACTACTATTATGTACTAGAGGTATTTGATAATCTAGCACTTATATCCACAGACAATGATTTAGTAGAAGCTGAAGATGAATGGTTTGTGGGTAATTTTGATTGGCCGGATAAGAAGTTTAAGCTTCATTCAAAGGAGGAAGTTCAGAGCTTTCTTCATTCAGTAGGTCAGTTTTCTTCATAAGCTTAGCTTTTTCAGAAAGCATAGTAGAAAGAATGAGTGTAGATGCAGATTCCCAAGCATCATCAATTTCTTGAGATAAAACATCAAATGGCATAGTAGTCTTTAATATTTCTCCTGTACGGAGATGTATTTTACTACCTGCATCAGGATTTCTGGGATTGACAAAAGATATTCTTGTTATGTGAGTAACATTTAGGTGCTCAATATATGGGCCCTGTTCATCTTTGAATTCAATTGGTAGAAACATTAGACTATTTGGTTACCTTCTATTTTGTAATTGCTAACTTGCACTAAGTTACCATTTCTTTTTAGAATAGCAAATCCATGATTCCATTCATTTATTTCTAAATATTCTGGAGTAAGTTCACATAAACAACCAAGACTATAGCCACGGATTGTTGTAGAGTCTTCAGGACCATATACTCTCTGTGAGCTAGAACTTGTTTTGTGAAAGTGATTTACAAGGCAGTTTGTCTTTAGTTTCATTAGAGCAGTGC